GCCGCCAATCTGATACCAGCCGAACAGACCGGCGGTGTTGGCCGACATTGCAACGGCCACCGGGGTCGCCTGGTTGGCCGTATTGGCCGACAGGGTGGTCTGGTAGGTCGTCGCGTTGTAGGTCACAAGCGAGCCAACCACAGTGCTGGCAACGCCAACAAGCAGAATGAACTCGCCTTCGCCGTAGGTCGGGTCAAAAGCCCGCGCCACCATGCCGAGCGTACCCGGCGGGGTCGGGATAGTCGTAACAACCCCGGCGGGCGAAGTCGTGCTGATGCCGGAGTCAGTATTCGCAATCTGGAGCATACCAGCGCGATTTTCAGTGAAAGAGTAGGCCATGTGATTTCTCCTTAAGCGTACAAAACTCCCTGGAACTGAGCGCCAGAGCAGGTCAGATTGCCAGCCCAGCCGATCAGCTTCACGATAGCGTCCTGGTTGACCGCCTGGCGCTCGCCGCCAATCGGAACAAAGTTGCGAACCGCATGGGGGCGGAACAGCAGATACTTGGTGTTCAGGAACCACATATGGTTGGCAGTCGCGGCATTGCCGATACCACCGTCAAGCACAACGTCCGACGCCATACCAGCGCCATAATACTTCAGCGAGGCAAAGCCAGCGCCAGCCATCGACGAACCGGAGTCCGAGATGCGCTGGATGGACTGCAACGACTGCAGGTACAGGCGATAGTAGTTGTTGTCGGCAACGATCAGGTCAGGCTTGTCCGTACCACGGATAAGCTGCACGGCCAGGGCATCCATGTACTGCTGGATGTTCGAGGCAGTAACAGCCGAACCGCCGTTGGTCACGCCGGAATAGGCAACCGACCGCCAGAACGAGAACGACGCGCGGTTGATGCCGCCGTAGGTGCCCGTCGAAGGCGAATCAGGAACAGCAGCAGCCAGGCCGGTAATGTTCTTACCGCTGTTGCCAGTGCCGTCCAGATAGATGTCGCCGCCGATACGGTTCACAAGCTGCGCTTCCGCAACATTCATGCGACCATCTAGCAGGTCGATGATGGCTTCCTTGCCGGAGTTCTGGATCATTTCCAGACCGGAAATCGTCACCGCCGAGGCATACTGAGTGATCGAGAACTGAGCACCCGAAATCGGGCTGTTCTGCGACACGTTCAACACTTCATAGCCAGAATAGCTGTTGGTGTTGTTGGTGCTGTCATCGTTGTACATGATTTCCTGCAGAATGACGTTACCGCCGCTGAAGGTCTTCACGTTACCGCGATCTTTAAGACGACGAAGCAACGCATTGTTGTTCGTCACGTTATCGGCCAGTTCACCACTGCGGCTCTGAATATTGGTCGCAATGATGTCACTGATCGAACTATTGGCGAAAGCCATTGGGTAGTCCTTTCATCAGTTTATCAAAAACGCTCGTTCACACTGTCGAATTGTTCGAGCAGCATAGAGCGTCTATCTTGCGCTTTGGTCGTAGTCTTAGTGCCGGGTGTGGAACTTTTGACGCTAACCGCTGCCGCCTTAGCCGCTTTCGCAGCCCGATTGGCCGACAATGATTTCTGAGCCGCAGCTTCTGCCTGTGAGCGTTGCTGGGTCTGCTGGAAAAGATCGTCGTTAAGGCGAATAGCCTTTTCATAGGCTTCTTCTAACGTACCCGCCACACCGCTCTGTAGGAGCTGAATCATGGTCGGACGCGCTTCTTCAAAATACTCTGCCTTACCGGCAAAGTTATTGATTTCACCCAGCAGAGATTGGTTTTCAGCCTGTTCCTGCTGCTGTTTGAAACTTATAATCTCTCCGCGAACATTATTTAGTTCATTCTGAAGAGCATAATAATTTGGGTCTACCGGGCCGACCTGTGAGTACGACTCGACTTCACCCAAATTAATTCCGTAGGACCGGGCCAGGCTGGCAAGATACGCCCGCTTCTGTTCCGGGGGGCTATTACGCAGCACATGGTCAGCTTCCATGAGCGCCTTGACGGCGCGGGGAGCGTCAATGCCAAGCCCCTGAATAGTGTTCATGTAAGGCTGGATAGCCTCATTCATCTGGTCGGCAAACTCAGCCTTTGAGCGCAAAGGCTCAATACCAGCACGCATTTCTTCCTCGCGCTTGTAGGCGTATTCCTGCAAGCGGGGATCGGCGGTCTGCCAGACTTCGTGATAGTCGCGTTTCCAAGAGGAAGGGGGGCGTTTCCAGACGGGTTCTTCGGCTGGCGCTTCTTCGGCGTCTTCCTGGGCCACAAACTTGCCGTTTTCGGCGCGGGGCTTGGATCCCTTGGGCGCTTCTGGTTCGCTCGTATTTACTTCGTCAAACTGCTGGGCCAGTAGCTCTTTGCGGTCAATGGCCTTGTCGTCGTCGTCGGGAATGATCTGATCTTGGGTGTCCAAGTTCATCGTCTCCTAAGTTGGTCTAAAACTCTATCGCAGTCCCTGTCGGAAACATTCCAAAGCTGTTCCCGTAAAACCTTAATGCGCTTTTCCCTAGACACTTGAACCGGCTTGGGGGCTTCCATCTTTTCGTTGCCCACTTCAAAACAATTATGCCGACGCAAATGCTCTCTATGCTGAGAGCGCGAAGAAATCATACTGCCGTCCACCATGCTCTTATATGGTTGAATGTCAAGCATTATTTGGTGCTTTGCTTTGCTAGTCTTTCCGAATTCTTCACGGACCCATACGAGTTCTTCGTTTTCGTATTCAGCCAGCAAGCCTTTTCTGTCGTATATTGCTCTGTATTTGCTCATAGCAGTATCAGGAAGTCCTCATCCTCGATTTCCAAGTACAGTTCCCATAGCCGTTCAACGCGGTCTAAGTCTTTCATAAACCTATCGAAATCAATCTTGGGCGCAAATACTTGGGATTTACTTGCGCCTTTCTTATCTTTTACTTCAAAGCCTTCAACGAGTTCTTTGGCTTCGTCAGGCTTGCCTTCAACAATACGCTCATAAGCAGCGATAATGTCTTCCCGCCTGCGGCTATCCCTTTGAATTTCTTCATCAAATAGCTTTTTGCGCTTTTTGATGTAATCGCCGTCATGGGTGTCAATAACGACAATCGGGGGCGGCGGCCCCCCGTCAACCTGGAAGGCGTTGTTCTGAAAGGCGTTTGTTTGAAACGCAGTGGTCACTTAACTTCCAAGGCTGCGAGGCGGGCCGTAAGGGCGGCTATATCGGCTTTTAGGTCGGTTATGTTGTCCACCTTGTCCGGGGTAAGCAGCGCCGCTTCAATTTCGGCATCAGTAGGGATGGGCGCGTCTATAGCCCAATGCACAAGGCGTGGACCTTTGCCGTCGCCGTTGTCATAAAACACGATGTCACGGACATGGGGGGAAACCGCGTTAGGGTAGAGTTTCGTAACGGCGGCAACAAACTCTAAAGACACATACAGCGGATGTTCGTTATCATATTCCATTATGCGTGTTTCCACTCAGCAAGAAACCATGACGGCGCAGCGGCGGAACCACCAGCGGTTAAAGTTCCGGTGCCAGTAAAATATACATCGACTTCCACGTTATCTGTCGATCCGTTAAAATATACCATCGCCATCGCCGGGGCCGCGCCGCTACCGCCGCTAAGCGGGAATATGTCCAACGCTTGTATATAAGTTGCCCCATTGAAGATAAACCAGATGGAAAAACGCGACATGGCGGAAGATGACGCAACGGTACTTGCAAACAGCAAATAATACCCAGCCCGTTGTGGTGTAAACACGCCGCCTGTAAACCAGCCGTTAGTGTCCCAATCTTCTGTACCCAATGTCAATTTGGTAAAGGTAGAGGCAGTAATGGTTTGCGATGAGGCGTTGCGAGCCGACACTCCGACAGGGGTCGCCCAAGAAGTAACACCCGCACCGTCTGTAGTAAGAACTTGCCCGACTGTCCCCGCCGAAACGGGCAGCGTGATGGTGTAGGCCGCGCTGGCGCTGTTGCTGGATTTGATGGTGGTCGAATTAGCTGAAGTATTGGCAAGTACAAGAGAGCCTTGGGTGGTAGAGGCAACGCCGGAACTAACGGAAGTCGTTGCGGTGACGGTTGTAAATGCGCCAGTATTTGCCGTAGTCGCGCCCACTGTCCCGTTAATATTAATGGACGCCGTGCCGGTCAGGTTCGTGACGGTGCCGCTAGACGGGGTGCCAAGCGCCCCGCCATTGACAACAAATGCGCCCGCAGTGCCAGTATTGACGCCTAGCGCGGTCACAACACCAGTACCTGTAGTAACCGTAGCTGGGGCCGCTCCCGCGCCACCACCAACCATCAAAGCATTGGCAGCCAACGCAGCAGACGTTGCCCAGGTCGAGGCGCTGCTAAAGTATGGGATGCCGCCAGACGTTCCCGCAACCGTCAGGGCTAGTGTGCCGCTGGACGTAATGGGCGACCCTGAAACGCTAATAAGCCCGCCAGTGAAGCTCTGTGCAACGCTGGTGACAGTTCCAGACGCATCAGCGGCCCAAGTCGGCGCACCCGCGCCGTTTGATGTCAAAACCTGCCCATTCGTGCCAGCTAGGCTAAAAGCATAGGCCGTGCCGGTGCCGTAAGCTATTGCGCCAGCCGTAGGCGTTGCTGTGGCATTTGTGCCACCATTAGCAACAGGGACTGTGCCAAGCGTCAGGTTAGGCGTTGCGCCACCGCTAGACGCTAAGGGGCTGGATGCCGTGACTGCCGTGACCGTGCCAGTATCAGGGGCCGAAATGGTAATCGTGCCTGGGCCGTTGGTAATTGTAACGCCCGTCCCCGCCGTCAAAGTGGCCTTGGCAAGCGTATTGCCGGTGCTATTGCCGATCAGAAGCTGGCCGTCCGTGTAGGTGGTTTGCCCCGTACCGCCGTTGGCAACGGGCAGTGTGCCGGTCAGGTTGCTAGTCGGGATTGTCGCGCTGGCGGTCATGGCACTCGTGCCATTGCCAATCACATACCCGGTCAAGGTTGCCGCGCCAGTGCCGCCGTTTGCTACCGGGACCGTACCCGTTAAGCTAATGTCGGGGGCTGTGCCGCCGCTAGACGCCAGCGGGCTTGTGGCCGTAACTCCCGTCACGGTGCCATTGTCAGGCGCGGATAGGGTAATACCGCCAGCCGTGTTGGTGATGGTAACGCCCGTGCCAGCCGTTAGGTTAGCAACCGTATAGTCCGTCCCGTTGCCAATCAAAATCTGGCCGTTGGCCGGGACGGTTGTGGTATTTGTGCCGCCATTGGCTATCGGCAACGTGCCGCTAACGTCATGCGTATCATTCCAGTTAGACGGACGGACAACAGAAGTGTCAGTCCCATCTGGGACAGTCGATACAAATTTATGAGTTAGCGAAAGTGTCACTGGAGCGTACCCTGCTGAATGGCCGGAACGGGTTCAACGCCAACCGCACGGCCATCAGGGCCGCGCACGATGCGCTTGGGCGTATTAGCAGCCTGAACAACTTCGTGCAGCTTTTGCATAGCCTCACCGTGCATATTGGTCATGTTGTTATGGGCTTCGGACATCCGGTCCATAGCCATGCGAACATTGTCCCCCAGCTCTGCCGTGATGGTTTCCGTGGCTGCCTGTTGCGCCTCAAGCATGGGCAAGTCCATGCCGGGGTTGGCACCAATGCGAGCGACCATGATCTTGGTGGCCGCGTCGAGTTCCGTCTTCCAACGCTCGTACTGCTCCTTGGCCGCCAGTTCCTGCATCTTAAGCTGGGCCTCATGCTGCTGGCGCTGCGTTTCAAGCTGCGCCTCCATCTGCATCTTCATCTGCTCGATTTGCATATCAGCCTGGGCGCGGGCCTGTTGGCTCTGAATATCAGCCTGAACCTTCATTTGGTCAGCCTGTTGCTGCGCCTGTACCTTAATCATTTCCGGGCTAGGCTGCGGGTTCTGGGCCTTCTGGGCGCTTGCAGCGACCATTTGCTGCAACGAAGCATCAATCGAGCCTTCAATAGCCTGGGCTTGCTTAAACCCGCCAATGCCGAACTTCATCATGTCCATGAGCATCGGGACCATTTCAGGCGATGCCTGACCCGCCGGGACAGCTTCACGCAGGAAGTTGGAGAACGCCGTCATAAACTCAACGCGGTCCTGCTTGTTCTGTTTCTCGTCAAGCTGAACAAGGCTATCCGCCGCGACCTGGATGCGGAACGAACGAAGGGGACTATCCTGCATCAGTTGCAAGGCTTGCGGGATCATCTGCTTATCAGCAGGAGACATTTGGTCAGCCGCAGCTAGACGCAGGATAGTTTCAGGTTGGAACTTGGTGCAGATAATCTGCGCCTTGAGCCTCAGTAGTTCGCTTGCAAATAGCGAGACGCTTTCCTGCATAGCTCGCAGTCGCAGCCCCGCATATTGTCCTTTGAGTTGCTGGGCCGTGGCCGATTCAGAAGCCGCGCCAGCACCGCGCAGAATGTCTGAAATACCCGTGATTTCATAAATCTGCCCCTTAATGTTGGCCTGTGCCTGGTAACAGTTAATGAGCGCGGAGGCCAGCGTCTCGATGGGCAGAAGGTCGATAGAACCCCTTAACCCGCCCTTCTCGCTGAAGGCCATCCATTTATCGACGGGGATCAACGTATTGTTGTCACCTTCCGTCAATAAACGCTGCAGTGCGGGCTGCGAAGCATCGTACACACCACGGACGCGCAAGGATTTGACCAGACCATCAATGCGGTCAGTCAGAATATCGAGTTCGTTGGCCTGATCCTGGTACAGAATGAAATCAGGCACCGGCACAAGGCTGTCGCTGGTCGTAGTCGCATACAGCGGCTTGGCGCACGGGAAGAAGCCTTCCAGACCCAGCGGATCGTCGCGCTCGTCAAGCAAATCAACCCAATTTTCCATGAGCCAGTAAACCTTGGCGGTTTCCTTGTCCCACAGTTCGCAAATCTTGGCCTTGTCGTTGGTCTTGGACGACTGGCCGTACTTGGTCAGACCATCAGGGCTGCTGTTGAACGGAATCTTGCGGGCAATCTTCTTGCCAAAGCGTTCCGTCACAGCGTCCTTGGACATATACACCCAGCGCCAGACCTGGGTTACTTCTTCCCAAGTACGCGCACAAGAATGGCCGAAATCGCGCCAATGAACGTAGTCGGTGGGGGCGCACTCGTAGTCAATTTCTTCAGGGGCACCATCGGTTCCGGCGGTTTGGTTGAAGATGTCGCCTTGCGCGTCGCGGCTTTCGCCTTCTTCAATGTCTTCGGTGATTTGGAGGCCATCGTCGGGAATATCCTGTTGCTTGATGTGCGGGTCGTAGCGGACCCAAGACACACCACGCCCGCCAAGGAAACGATCTTCCACGGCATGACGCATAGACGAACGAAAATCAGGGTAATGCTCAATTTCGTAATCAAGGGCGCGTTCGATCAGCAGGGACGCAACGCGGCCCACCGGATCATTGTCGCCAAAGCGCCGCGAGACATCGGCCTTGGGCATACGGGCATAAACAGCCGGTATAAGCGTCTGGACATTAGACCATAGGATGTTGAACCGCGCGGCATCATTCGTCATGCCGGTGCCAGTGTTCTGGTCATCGCGGTAGCGGCGAATAATCTTTGTGGTACGCGCTTCCCACTTCTTAAACTCAGCATTGTAGTTATGAATGCTGCTAAGAAGTTTCTGGACAGTCGAATCGACTTTTTCCAAGGCCATAGTCTAATTCCTTAATGTCGTATTAACGCGGCTGCATACCACCGGGCGGCATCATGGGACGCATGGGCATACCCTGCGGGCCACCGGGGCCAGACATCGGGGGACCGCCCTGCGGCTGGGGCGTCATAACGCCGTTGATCTGCATGG